GTCGCTAAAGAGAAAATGCTCTGGCTTTGGTAACTGGATGCTGAGGGACTCTATCTCAATGATAGGTCCGTCCGAATTGTTCGGACAGATGTTTATCACCTCCTGCTTGTCTATTACCTTCAGCCCAGCCATTATCTTGCCATCCTCTCAGCGAAGCCTCCCTTGAAGTCCTTCTCCTTTTCAAAGGATCCGGACTCCTCGATGTCGCCAACAAGCTGCTCTAGCTTCTGCCTTTCTACGATAAGCTCCTTACAGGCGAGTGCTGTGTCCTTGATGGCCTGCAGCTCTGCCTTGCGGGCGGACCCCGTTAAATCGGGGTCTACCGGCTTACGTATCTCCTCGGTCATATTACCGATTGCAGCCTCCATCGCAGAGATAAGGTTACGCGCAGCAGTAACTGTTGTGAACTTTACAGCTTTTGACATATCAGGTGGTGGATTTGCATACGCCACAGCTTGCGGCCATTGATGTCCATCTCGTAGTCTGCGTCCTTGGCGAAGTACACAACATCGCCAACAGCGAGACCTTCTTCCTCTAGCCACTGGCTTCCGTAAACGATACGTCCCCAGCGCTTCTCCGGCTCTTTGAGGGTGATGATTTCTATGAAGCTCTTCTCTTTATCAGCATCAATGTCAAAGGGTTCTAGGAACACCCAGTCCGCAACAGCTATAAGGCTGCCGTCGGGCTTCTCGATGAGGTATGCCTGGTTACCCTGACCACCGAAGGGGTCGTAGTTGACGCGGTATATCTTCTCTTTAGGGTCAACGACTTGGGTGTCGTTGAGCGCAACGTGGTGGTGGTGGAATACGTAGTCTCCTATCTCTAGCTCAGACTTGAACTTAGCAGGAATGCCTACAACCTTAGCCTTCATAGTGCGGTGTTGGAACTCGTTGAACTTAGTGTCGAGGTAAAGCTCTGACTCTCCCACCTTGATGGTGTCGTTTACAGCGCTAGGTATGTGCACTAGGATGTGGTACAATGGTATCATATGTTTAATTAAAATAAATAAAAGTTGTAAGTCGGTTACAACTAGAAGTTACAGTCGTACTCTACTATAACTGGCATACCCTCGATAGTCTTCCACAGCATAAGTGTGGAGTCCTTTTTTAGGTATATGAGGTACTTGCGCTCCCCGTGGTAGTGGAGGTGAGACCCGTCGAGAACGATTGAGTCGATCTCTCCGTCCCCTGCCTTCTGGCCTACATAGTAGGCTAAGGCTTTCAGTGGGTCGGTTCCCGCAATGATTTTTCTGATGAGTTCCATTTCATTTTAATTTAGTTCAAATTTAGCCAATAATCTATATTGGTTGTATCGTCGGCTTCGTCGTCCTCGCTGTAGGATCCCATAAGGTATGTGACTAAGGAAATCATCTCCTCCTTGGTGTCTACGTTTATGTTGGACACGGACTCCACTATGCTGTTTCCGTCTACCTGGTCAACCACAAGTCCTGCTGATGCAATCATCATAAAGTCATCAAGAAGACCTAGGTCTTCGGCCTTGTTTAATATGTCATCGAAGCTGTTCTTTGCAAACATAAACAGCTCAATCCTAGCCGCAGCCTTTTCTTCATCATTCATACTAGAATGCGTAGAAGGCTTTGAAGTTTAGAAGTACCGTCATATTCGCGCCAAACGTATTGGTGGCACGAAGCTGTAGCGTAGTAGAATTTATAAATGCGTTGAAGACAAAGGTTGCAGCGGTAGAGGTTCCGATTGACGTCTTGATAGAATCGACAATTGATGGAGCTGTTGCTAGGTTTGATGGGTTCCACACAATGTGTATCTCCCCTACGCGGACCGTAGTAGACCCTGAGTTGTAAATCATATAGTCAACAATAACAGCCCCTGCAAAAAGATTTGCCTCTAAGGTTGTTACCACACCATTGGTAACTGCATTATTGATTACAGCGCTGTCGGAGCGGCTATAGAATGCACAAGTTCCAGATGACACCTCGCGTTGAACGAAGTCTAGACCTGTAAATGTAAACTGCTCAGCAGCTGATGAGTCGTTGTACGACAGCCCTGAAGCTCCTGCTGAAGTTCCTCCGTCGTTGTAAAGAATCTGTCCGTTAGACCCCGGTGATGCAGCGGTGATGTTGGCCGCCATATACTGGGTTAGATCCTCAAGGGTCACATACTTGTATACGGTAGCTGTTGCATCATAGATAAGGAAGGTGTCAGCAATGGCAACGGTAGCCTCCGTAAGCTGCGACAAGGTCGTTGGCGCACTGATGGAGATTACATTACTTGCAATCGCAAGAGGAGCAACTGGAGTTAGGCTAGCCCCCGAGGTAAACGCTGCGGATCCAAGGTTACGCTTTATAACATTATTGCTAGCATCAAGGAAAAGGGCTTCTACCTCAGTAGACCCAGTACTTGGGGCAGAGGTGAAGGCAAGAGTTCCGTTTACCTCAACCTTTACCGTTGACAGTTTGAGGGCGGTATCGTTTCCTGCTCCGTCTTCAATTATTTTAGTCGTCGAGGTTGCTGTTCCGCTCTCCATCTTAAGGAGTGAACCGAATGCATCTTTTACGCGCTGACCACTAAGTGTTCCCATATTTCGTACTTTTGCTACAAAGATACAATTTACTTCATTGGCTAAAAAGTTCAAGAAAAAGGAAGACCTAAAGTTTAGGGACTTCGCCTACCGCGACGATCGTGGACCTACCCTATACAAATTTGTCTGGCACGCCAACAAGTTTATGAAGCAGGAGTATAAGCTCCTGCCAATACAGGTGGACTTTCTCCTGTTCGCCTACGACCTAGAGTTTTTTACCATCGAGTGGATGGGACAACAGCTGTCGAAGTCCTACAACCAGACAAAAGACTGGCTTACTGTTAGGATGAAGAAGCGGGAATTGCTGTTCGACTACTTCTCGATGGAGGATATCGACATCCACAAGGATACCTCTATGTGGTTTCGTGATGAGAACAGGTGGAACTACCGCAAAAGGTACTCACTAACCCAGCAGGGGCGTATGATTGTAGAAAGATGGAGGGATATAGCCTCCGGAAAGGAAACTGTGGAGCTTCAGTACGACAAAAAAACCATCAACAAGACTATCCCAAATCGGGGAGAGGGCATCCCTACAGTTCTTTTGGGCAGAAAGCTAAAAGGCCACGAGGATACTCCCCTTGGCAAGAAGATTATCGCTCAGGCTAAGATTGATGGGCGGAGTATAGCCGGAATTTTGCCTCCTTCGAAGCACCTTCGTGAGGGGTAAACTTCCCGTCCTTGTCAGCCATCACATAGTAACGACCTTTCTCCATCATCCAGTGGTGGCCCTTTGGGGCTGCAACCATTACGTGGCTGTCTTTCTTCTTGGCCTTCATTATGGTTTTGCTTTTTTCTGTGCTTTCTTACTCATCTCCATAACGGGAACTGGTGTTCCCACCGGGTATGGCTTTCCTGCTATCGCTGCGGTGATTGACTTCATACCAGTCTTCACTTCGATAGCCCTACGCAGAGGAACAGCAGCCTCATTCATCGGTCCGTAGCATTTGGCAAGAACGATTCCTGTCTCAGTGGTATCGAAAACCTCACAGGGCATACAGAACATATTGCTCTCGCTAGTCACAGCGTAGTCTGTGTTAACGATAAACGAGCGGTTCTTTGGGTGCATCATCTCCCAATCCTGAGTCTTTGGATTGTACTGAGGGATAAAGCTAGAGGTATCGAAGTACCAGTACAAAGACCACACTGACTTACCGTCCCATATTGTGCTCCCGTCGTTGTTCGGGTACTGAAAGTTTTTATCGGTGCTGAACTCAGAACCCCAGCTAAAGCTATAGCCTTCCATAGCAAGGTTAGAGACTGAAGGCCCATCCAACACTGGGCAGATAGAACAGCCTTCTTCAAACACTTTTCCTTGCACTATAATTTGCTTTCCAGTAAGCTCGGCACCTGATGCCCCACAGAAGGCATAAAGGCCTTCGTGGATCTTAAGGGCCTTAGCGTCTTTTGATTCTTCGCTCGCGCAGCTTAGTAGTGCTGAAACAGCAAGTAGGGATAATAATGTATTTTTCATATTGGGGGGTTGTTTACTTTTTAGATCTGTTCTTTACCGCTGATATAAACCTACGCTCGGTATGGTCGTAGTCTAGACCATCTCCGTTTCCGTACTTTCCAGCTTGGCGATTCTTTTTGTTGAGCTCAGCCCGATACTTCTTACGCTCATCGGTGGAGTGATACTCCGTATCGTACTCCTTCTTCTTTTGGTAAGCCTTAGGGTTGCTGTCGTAATACTTTTTAGTTTTCACTTCTCTAGCTCAAAAATTAGGTCGTCGCTTCTTAATTTGTTTTCTCGGAAGTCAAAGGTCCGATATTTTTCGTAACCAAATTTCTTTGCGTGAGACGCTAGTTCCTCAAACCACTCTACGCTTTGTACGTCTTCTATGATGAGCTTGCCTCCCTGCCTAACCTTCGGCATCCACAGCTCAATGGCTATCTTCATACTCTCTATGCTATGGGGGCCGTCGTCAATGATGTAGTCATAGCTGTTGTCTTTATGTTGATCTATAACAGATTTGTCATAACCGTCAGCAATGATGATCTCAATCCTCGGGAACTCACGACCAAGTGATGCTTCTTTATAGTTGTTTAAACACGCATCCATTATATCTATGCCAACAATCTTAGCATTTGTAAACCATTCGTGCCAGAGTATCAGGCTTCCGCCGTTCTGTACACCAATTTCAAGTACTGACGTAACCCTCTCTGGGTTAGCAAACTCTTCAGTGTAGTATGCCTCTAGGTAGTCGTGGAACAAACCTTTATCCGTAGTAGGCCATCCGTTGGAGTCTACACAGTATTCGCTGTAGATATCAATTAGGTTCATAAGCAGTTTTGCTTACAATATCTAGTCCTCGTCCTCTTCGTAGAAGCAGGCCTTGAACTTGTAGCTGCTAGGAGTCTTGCCTGAGGCTTTGACAGCAGCTTCAAGCTGCTTCATCCCAGATGCCATATCCATTGACTTGATCTCAATCTCCTCGCCGGACTCATCACTCATCCTACCGCCGTAGTTGTACTTCTTGGCCTTCATAGCTGTTTACTTTTTCTTTAGCATCTTAAAGTCAATGGCGGAAATCTTTCCGTCCTTGTTCTTGTCAATCTTTACTTGGCCTCCCATAAGGTACTTCTTCATCTTGCCTCCCATACCGTAATCCATTTTACCTCCGCCGGCCATCTTCTTGACAGGAGCGGATTCTTTGGCCTTTATTACACGGTTCTCTACGCGAGCTGCTTTCCCAAGAAGTCGGTCAGCCTTACGCTCCCTACCCTCGTCTACAGCTTTGCTGCCACGTGCTACAAGGTTGGCTTCACGATTCTCAAGTCTTTTGACTTTGTTTCCTACCTTTCCGCCATTAAGGTACATATCCATCTTACCGCCGCCCATCATCTTCTTGACGGCTGCGGCAGCGGGCTTAGCGGCTGGCTTCTTTTTTACCATAAAGCCTTGCTCCTTGAGTCCACGATCAAACGCAGCCAGTGCATCGGGGTCATTCTTACGGATGGTGTTGCGCTCCTGGGTTAACATATCCATACGGTTTGCCTTGGCAATCTCCATATCGGTCATCTTCTTCTTGGGGTCTGGAACGATTGGCGTCTTGCCACCATTCTTGTAAACAGTCATCTTAGCTTTCATAGGTACAAAGATATTATTTAAACGGCTTGTATTTTGTCTTGGTGCCCTCCTTATAAGCCACAAGTATCTGCTTCCTGTTCTCCCCCTTGCGGTATCCCACGTGAACCCAGTCAGGGTTCTTAGTGGTGCCAAACTCGTAGATGAGCTGATCGAACTCTAAGTTGTCCTTGATAAACTCAAACACCTCCATATTAGTAACCCCATTACCCCTACCATCTTGGTCTAGGTCAAGAGCACGACCAAGATTATGGTCCGAGTTCTTACTGCCCCCTATGGCCTTATTTAAGGCAGCAGATCTGTAGCCCGATGAGATGTAGATAGGAACACCGAAGTGCTCACGGATCTTATCAAAGACTTCAGTACAGATTGTCTTGAGGTTCTCTAGATGCTCTGGGGTGGGCTCGTTGCTGATGCCTCGCCGCGTAGCGGTGTCACTCTTAGTGACCTCAGCTAGCGATACGTAGTTACTTAGTTTCATAAACAAACTTGTTTTGCGTTGTTAATCATAAGACAAAGATAACAACAATAAAAAAGGGCCCGAAGGCCCTAATCGCAGAATCTGTCGTCACAACACAAAACCACTATGCAAATTTAGGGTTTTCCATCCTAAGTAAAAAATTCGCTGGCAACATAACCCACCTCTTGTATATCGATAGACCTTTACTGTTGCTGACCTTAGTAGCAGTGCTATATCTTACGTGCTTATCGTAACCCTTACTCCTCCCATTTCGGTTTACCCATTTAAGGAATGTTGATTGATGTACACCAACAGCTAAAGAGGCTGAAAATGAAGATAGGTAAATCAATTTTGTTTCAATGTCAACATATATGTGAGACACCCCTCCGTTACCACCACCAGATATGTTGTAGCAGTTCTCTATCCTATACGCAGATATCCACAGGTTCTCAAGATCATTTAGCTGTTGCATTGTTTCTGCCCAGCAAATCACCTCCGTATGAAAGTTCTCCTTACCGTACACCTCAAATGCATCAACAAGGACCTTTCCAGACCCCTTGTATGACTTACTAAACCTAGAAGACCTATGTTGTCCTATGTATATCCAGTTGTTTAACTTGTTGGTTGTCTTGTAGATGTATCCTATCATAGCTGTATTTGTGTTGTGACAAGGCAAATATACGTAATATTTGGTGGTTTGGAAAATATTATGTACCTTCGCGTTAGACTAAGGTCTAGAGCACTAAAGAAACTAAGGTAAAGCGATCTAAAAGACAATCGCTTTAGCCAACAAGAGACAGGGTGTCGTCGCCTAAGCAGAGACACCCCACGTTCATCAGTGATAAGACGCTCAGC